TAATGCAACACAATATTCTGTTACAGGAGCTGGTGTATCTGGTGGTGGATCTATTACACTAGGTAGTCCTGGAGCTACAGTTAATGATGTTATTACAATAGTTAGAGAAGTAGCTATAGAAAGAACTACAGACTTTCCTACTTCTGGAGCTTTTCAAATTGATTCTTTAAATACCGAGCTAGATAAAATTATAGCTATGGCTCAACAACTTGAAAGAGATTTAAAATTATCTCCAAGAGTTAATACTACTTCTTCTTCTTCATTTAACCTTACGTTTCCAGATATGGTTGCAGGTAAAGTATTATCTGCAAATGCTGGAGGTACAGGTTTAGAATTTTCTGTTGATGCAAATGGATTACTTACAGCAGAAGCTAATGCATCTACTTCGGCAACAAATGCAGCTAATTCGGCAACAGCAGCAGCATCTTCGGCATCTTCAGCGTTAAATGCTAAGAACGCAGCTGAAGCAGCACTAGATACATTTGATGACGATTTCTTAGGATCTAAAGCTAGTGATCCTGCTGTAGATAATGATGGTGATGCACTTGCAGATGGTGCTTTATATTTTAATACTACAGACAATGTAATGAAAGTGTATGACTTAGGTAATACACAATGGAAACAATTAGTACCTACTACTTCACAACAAACTGCTATTGATACAGTTTCTGGATCTATAACAAATGTTAATCTTGTAGGTACAGCAATTAGCACAGGTGGATTATCTGGAGCTACATCTTTTGCAGAAAGATATAGAGTAGCATCTTCAGCACCAACAACCTCAAATGACGTTGGAGATTTATACTTTGATACAAGTCAAAATGAATTAAAAGTTTACAAGTCTTCTGGGTGGGCGGCAGCAGGTTCTACCATTAATGGCACTTCTGCTAGATTTACATACAATATAACAGGTACTCCAACTACAGTTTCTGGAGCTGACGCAAATGGAAATACACTTGCATATGATGCAGGATTTGCTGACGTTTTTGTTAATGGTGTTCGTATGTCAAGCTCAGATATTACAATTACTTCTGGTAACTCAGTAGTATTTGCTTCTGCTTTAACAAATGGTGACGTAGTAGACATTGTAGGATTTGGAACATTTAATGTTGCATCTATAGCAGCAAGTTCAATTACATCTGGAATATTACCAACAGCTAGAGGTGGTACTGGTGTTGGAACACTTGGATCAGCAGGACAAGCTCTTGTTGTAAACGCAGCTGCAAATGCATTAGAATTTGCAAATGCATCTTCAGCAGAAGTATATGGATTTAATTTATCTTTTGTAGCATCTACAATAGCTTACACAGTTACTTCAGCATCTTATGCAGGAGCTAATAGATTTCATATTTTAGGTGTACCACAAAGAACTTTAGAATTAGAAGAAGGTAACACTTATGTATTTACTTATCCTGGATCTCACCCATTTGCATTATCAACTACATCTGATGGATCACATGGTGGAGGGAGTGAATATACAACTGGAGTAACAAGAGATAGTTCAGCTAATACATTAACATTTGTAGTTCCTGCGTCTGCTCCACAACTTTATTATTATTGTACAAGTCATAGCGGTATGGGTGGAACAGCTAATACACCTGCACCTGCAAATAATAATTTACAAGTAACAACAACTAATCAAGGACAAGATAGTATTTCTGCAAGTACATATGCAGGATTTGATGATGTAATATTTGCAGCATCTGGATTTACATTCTCATTAAGTAATGGGGACTTAATTGCAACAGTATAATGTGCGTATTAAGAATTTTAATATAATATATAAAAAGGAGATATATGGCTACAATTAACATAGGTAATCTGGCATTTACTCATAAAGGCGATTACGCTTCTGGAACCGCATACGTTAAAAATGATGTGGTTTATTATTCAACAAATGGTAACGCTTACATAGCTAAACAAGCTACAACAGGTAATGCACCAACAAATGCAACTTATTGGAATCAATTTGCTTCTGGTTCTGGTGGTATATGGAATGCTGGTTTATCACTTGGAAGTGCAGAACAAATTGTACAAGTGAACTCTGCTGGAAATGCTTTAGAATTTGTTGCTAAACCAGTAGGAATAGGACAAACTGATCAATGGAGATACACTACAAACAATACTTCTACGCAAGACCCATTCGGTGCAAGTAATCTTGAAAGAGTAGATGATCCAAGTTTTGCAAAAATTGGAACTGGTATGACAAACAGTTCAGGAATATTTACTTTTCCTGTGACTGGTTTATGGCAGTGTTCATTTACTTGGGATATGGATAGCTCAAATACTGGTGGTCATATGAATTGCTACGTTTCAACAGACAGTGGTTCTAATTATGACTTAAGGACAAGACAACATACAGGAGACGGTCAAGGTTGGTACGTTGGAAGTCATATGCTTACTCACGTAAACGTCACAAATGCTTCAACATTTAGGATAAAATGGACAAAAACTTCTAGTTCTAATGTGTATGGAAATACAGATTACAACCAATCTTTTTTCACATTTACAAGACTAGGAGACAGTCAATAAAAATTAAGGAGAATATAAATTATGGATAAAGATTATTTTCAATTAGCACTTCAGACTTTTAATGGAGATAGTTGGTATGGTTGGAAAACACACGATGAGGACGGAAATAAAATTCCTAATTCTGAACGTATGCAATACAAGTATATCAAAATAATTAAAGATGGTGCAACTATGCCAAGCGAAGCTGAAGTAAATGCAAAAATGCAAGAGCTTAAAGACATAGATGATAATAAACCAAATATTAAAGCTAGTGCAAAAGCAAAACTCATAGCTGGAGAAAAACTTACCGAAGAAGAAGCTAACGTACTTGTAGGAGTTTAATCCTATGACTAAAGCAAGAGATTTAGCAGATTTCGTACATGGCATAGACGCAAGTAAAATTACATCAGGAACTTTTGCTGATGCTCGTATTGCAGCATCTAATGTATCTCAACATGCAGTAAGTTTTGATGATAATAAAATCGTTAATGATATTTCTACATTAGGATTAAGAGTACACACACAAGAAAATCTTAATGCTTCTAATACTAACTCTGCATCTTTTGATGTATTTCAAGATAGTTCTGGAATAGCTTCAACTACTAACTCTCAAAGACATGCCTCTGAATATGTTTCAACAGATGTTGAAACTGCCGATAGTCCAGTAACATTTTCATATACTGGCTCTGACCAAACTTATACACCATCTGGTAAATCTAAAATGGACGTATTTATGTGGGGTGCTGGTGGTGCTGCTGGATATGACTATTCATCAAGTGGTGGTGGAGGTAGACATAATGTAACTGGAGGGGCAGGAGGATTTACTTCTGGAACAGTTGCAATTACTGGAACACCAACTTACAAATTAGTAGTAGGAGGCAGAGGAGAAGCTACAGATGTTACTAATGGATATGGAAATTATGCTTATGGTGGTGGTGGTCGTGCATACGTTGGAAGCCACGCAGGAATCGGTGGGGGTGGTGGAGGCTACTCTGGATTATTTTTAACCTCTGTTGCACATGGAAATTCAGTTTTAATAGCAGGTGGAGGTGCAGGTGCTAATGGTGGTATTTCTCCACAAAATGTTGACTACTCTGGTAATGGTGGTGGTGCATCTGGTCAAGATGGTGGATTAAACTCTACTGCTGGACACACAGCTGGAGGTAATGGAAAAGGTGGTACTCAATCAGCTGGTGGTGTTAAAGGAAATCATGGCTCTGGTTATGATGGACAAGCTACAGATGGTTCTGCTTTACAAGGTGGAAATTCTGCACACATGTCTGGAGCAGCAGGTGGTGGATATTATGGGGGCGGAGGCGGCTCACATACTGGAGGGCAAGGTGGATCTGGTTCTGGAGGTGGCTCTGGATATATTGGACATGCTTCAGTATCAAATGGAGTTACAACTGGCTCTACACACACAAATATGACTGGTGATAAATTACCACCAGAAACATCAAACACTCATTATTCTTCTGGAATTGGTGTTGGTGGAAATCAAGCTCATGGTGGACATGGAAAAATAGTTTTAGTGCCTTATGTATTTACAGCAAACGCAACTGGTAATTTTATTTCAAATGCAATTACAGTATCATCTACAAACAAAATGGGTGCAGTTATTACTTATCAAGATGCAGTAGGAACTAACGCATTAAACACAGATATTATTATTCAACTCTCGGCTGATAATGGATCTAATTTTTCTACAGCTACACTTGTAGCTCTACCAGATTTTGCTACTGGTATTAAAATGGCTAAAGTAAATGACTTGTCAGTAACAGCAGGAACACAATTAAAATATAAATTATTATTTGCTAATCAATCTGGTTCAAAAGTAGCTAGAATAAGAGGCGTTTCACTCCAATATTAAGGATATGCTATGGTTAGAAAAAGAAAAGTTACACCAAAAGAATATACAGAATATGCAACAGGTGTAAGACTTTCAGCTCACGAAAAACTTTGTGCTGAAAGAATGAATAGATTAATTAAAAGCATAGAAAATTTACGTAAAGACGTTAACGATTTAAAAGACAATGTATCACGAGGGAAAGGCATAGTAGCAGCGTTAGTATTTTTAGGAAGTATTGCAGCTGCTGTTATTGGTGTCCTTTCCTGGAAATGAAATTTGCACTTACAATTTGGCTTTGTAGTTTTTTAGATGGTACTTGCAGCCCCCCTATATCATTTGAAAATATCTATAACACGTGGGACGAGTGCGTTGTAGCAGCTCATACATTTAGTATAGAACTACAAAACACAAATCCAAGTAGCAATCAATATAGATTAGCTACTAAGTTTATGTGTAAAGAAATAAATGATATTTAAAGGACATAAAATAATTGTAATAGGCGATACACATGACTCTCCTAAAATAAAACAAGATCGTTTTGTTTGGATAGGTAAATATATAAAAGAATCAAAACCAGATTATATTATACAAATAGGTGACTGGGCTTCATTTGATAGTCTTAGTTATTTTCAAAAAAATTCTACACAAGCTGGTAAATTAAAAGATGCTTATATGGTTGATATAGAATCTATGCGTAGATCTATAGATCTTTTAGATAAACATATAAACAATGATAGAATACCAAGACACGTTACCTTTGGTAATCACGAACAACGTGTATTTAAATTTGAAGAACAAATACCAGAAATACAAGGTATGATGAAAAAAGAACTTTATGATTCTTTTGATACACGTGGTTGGAAACATTCTCCATATGGAGCTTTTAAAAATATAGCTGGTGTATCATTTACACATTGTCCACTTAATATTATGGGTAAAGAATATGGTGGCAAAAATTGTGAAATACAAATAGCAAATGATGCTACTAATGATATAGTTTTTGGACACACTCATAAATTTAGAGATTGGAAAGCTCCTAAAATTGGTGATAAAAATTTTGTAAGAGTAGTCAATGTAGGTTGTGCGTTGCCTTTTAATCATGTTGAGGAATATGCTAAGTTAAATTTAACTGGCTGGTCTTGGGGTATAGTTGAACTCGGTATCTGGGACAACCATATACAAGAAAGTCAGTTTATATCAATGGATAGATTGGAGAAACAATATGGATTATAATAATTACCCAAACTTTAGTGAAAAAGAATTTGCTTGTTCTCATTGTGGCAAAAATGAAATGCAAGAAGTTGCAGTTAAATTTTGTCAAGATTGGAGAGAACATATTGGGCAAGGTGTAAGTATTAATTCTGGATATAGATGCAGCGAACATAACAATTCGGTATCTTCAACTGGACCAGATGGTCCACATACTACAGGTATGGCTGTAGATATAGGAACTAACACACAACTACAATACAAGCTTATAGACTTTGCTTTACATTATGAACCAAAACCTACAGGTATTGGTATAGCTAAAAGTTTTACTCATCTAGATTGGTTAACACAAGACGTTGATCAAAAGTATGTAGTAAGACCTAACGTATGGAAGTATTAATATGTGGTTTAGTTTATTATCAACTGGCGTAAAAACTGCGGCAGCAATATATAAAAATAAAAAAGAAGCTCAACAATTAGAATCTGTTGCAGAAAAAAATCATATGGCACGTATGGCAGCAGGTGAAATAGAATATAAAAAAGCTGTTATGGCAAATAATCAACAGGGCTGGAAAGACGAGCTAGTTTTAATAATTGTAGTTTTGCCAATCGTAGTTTTGGCTTGGGCTGTATTTAGTGGAGATCCACAAGCTAAAGAAAAATTAGATTTGTTTTTTGAATATTTTAATAATTTTCCAGAATTTTATAAATGGCTTGTACTCGGTATCTTCGGATCAATTTATGGACTAAAGCCTGGAATGGATCTATTTAAAAGAAAATGAAAGTAAGCGAGAACACTTCTATCTCAATGCCAATAAGAAATATGTTGGCTATTGTAGCTGCGGTAGCAATAGGTGTATGGGCATACTTTGGTGTTATTGAAAGACTAAATAAATTAGAAACATCTGATACTTTGTTTCAAGCTGATCTACTAAAAAAAGCAGAACAAGAACCAAAGAATCTAGAGATGTTTATGCTAATAGAACATTTATCTGGACAAATAGAAAGTATTGAAAAAGAAATAGAGGCTAGTAGATATAATAAAGTTAATATAGATCATCTTAAAGAACAAGTAGATCTATTACAAAAAAAAATAAATGGGACTCATTGATGGAAACAATTATAGCTTTATTAATGTTTGTAGGTGTAGATCAAAAACTTGTAGAGATGACTTGGACTCCTTCAATTTCAAAATGTTTAGAAAAAAAAAGAGTGGCTACTCGTAACTCGAATGCGGTATATATGTGTTCTAAAGTTAAAGCAGAGCTTGATGCAGATAATAAGATTCTTCGTATAGAAAAACTTAAATGAAAAAAAAAACTTGGTCTAAAAAAAACATTGTAATAGATGTTGGTCCTTGTAAATATTGTAATGTAATGATTTCTAATACAGATAGCTTTGTGGTCTTTGCAACTAAAGAACCAGCACATTATCAATGTATGAAGCTAGAAGACGAAAAACAGCAAAAAGACCCTAGACACAACCAAGATTAGTATTTTAAAGCTCCATATATCAACGTAGAGGGCTATCCAAGCAGAAATGCGGTATCAGTGTACCCCCTAAATTAAGCTATGCTGTACGTAGCTCTAATTAAGCTTATTACCATTTTCTTTAAATTCATCACTTTCTAGCTCAGCTAGTGTGCCTTGTAGTAAATCTATGGCAAATTTACGACTAGACCACAATGATGACACATTAAGAATATGAGATGCTAGAGCTACTAATACTGCATCTACTCTAGATCCTCTAATAAGATCTGTAGTTACAGAAGCTTCTATATTATCGTATGATGATATGACTTCTTCAGAAGGAAGTTCTCTTTCCTTAAAAATTTTTCTAAGCTCTAGATATAGTTTCATACCTTAGACCTTATATGAATTTCGGAAGCGAACACCTCACATAAAAAAAACAAAACCACCCACCAAGTCGCCCTGATGGGTGTATCTATTAAGAGTCATTCCCTCAATGCTATATGACTTCTGATCATGGGATTGCGTAATAGAATTTTTTAACTGTAGGCGAACAAGCCGCCTACAGCGTACAACATTAGATGTTTACAAATCAAACAAAGTAATCAACTTTATTTGTTAACCTACTTAAAGGTGAGGTCATTAACCTATTAAAATTGATTGTCGAAATCACCATCTGCATCACCAGTAGATACTGATTTAGCAGCAGGTTTATCACCAACCATTTTAATTTGTCCTGTGAATCTAGGTATTACTACCTCAGTCACAATTCTGTTTTGACCATTGGAATCTTTATATTGTCGAGTTTCTAATTCACCCTCAACATATAACTGAGTTCCTGTCTTTGCATACTTTTCCATATTTTCTGCAAGACGTGGATCAAATACTACAATTTTATGCCACGTAGTTTTTTCTGTCATAGATCCATCTTTAGTCTTAAATTTTTTGTTTGTAGCTAAAGATAAATTAGCAAACTTGTCACCAGACTTAGTTTGTTTGATTTCTGGATCTGCTCCCAGTCGTCCCACTAGCATTACTTTGTTTATCATTTTTCAACTCCTTTACGTTTACTACTTTGATATTTACAGGTGTTTCAAACTTCTTAGTCATTTCTTCAACATATTTATTGTTGTCGAACAAACCAAGAAACACATCTGCTGATACACCAAGATGACTAAATGCTTTTGTCATTGCATCTGTCATAGCTTTCTTTGGTGCTTCATCATCTAGTCCACCATTCTTTTTGTACAATGCTTGTACTGATGATACTGGACCAAACTCGTGCCAACTTTTATCAAAGTATTTTACTAATACTTCTGCAAATACATTTTTATCTGTATATGTATAATTGACATTGTATGTCCAACCTTTGCCTACTGGACCAAATATACCAGTCATAACTTGTATCTGATACATTGGATCTATTGTAGTCAATGTCTTGCCACCAAACTTTGAAAATGGCTTTGTATATTTAGGATTAGTATGCTTTACTTGATCCCATATACTAAAGTTTGATTCTTTGCCGCTTCTCATATTATACTCCTTTATTTGTTAACATATCATTGATATGAGCTTTGCTTATTACATAAACATAAGCAGATCTCTTACTAGCATTTTGACGTTTATCTTTACGTTCTATCTTACCTTGCTTATATAATTCTGTTACTCTAGGTCTAACTGTAAATGGACTTAGAGCTAATAGTTCTGCAACTTCATCTGATGTAGCTCCAAAGTTACCTTTGTTTACTATTACATCATATACTTTTGCTCTTATAGTATCAGCTCCTGCTTTTATTAATTCAGCAGCTTCTATTGAAGTTTCGTTATTCTGATGCCCTGGTGAGTAAGGGTATGATTTCTCGTCCATTGTTAAACTCCTGTAATTTACTATCAAAATTTTTGAACTCAACATAATCTGGTGGTGGTTGTTTTGTTTGTACCAAATGCCAAAACAATACCTCAGCAGATTCTAATTCGTTTTGAAACTTTTTATCTGGAAGTACTTCCACAATACCATACTTCATATTACCAAATAGAATTGATAAATAAATTTTACTAGCACCATATATCATAAGATAGTGCTGCAACTGAGCTTTATACTTCTCAGCTGTCTTTACTTCATTGGTAAATGCATTTGTATGTTTACATTCTAGTAATGCTTTTGGTTCACTTAGTACACCATCAATATTACAATACATAAAAGGATATTTTCTAGAAAAGATTTGTATTTGTCTACCAACTACTTCAATACCTGTTTGTCTTGTAAACCAATCAATATTGAAATCTTCGGTATGTATTCCCATTTGTACAGGTAATACATCAGATAAATCATCTGGTTCTTTCTCTCCTATTTTTTCTAAATATAAATCGTGCCAATCACCATTGTATAGTCTAGTAGCATCACTACCACCTATACCTTGTTTTCTATCAAACTTTTCTTTCATATAATATCTTTATCTTT